TGGTTGACGTGAAGCATTGATTCTCCCCAGAGGGGAGGTCTAGCTGGTGGTAATACGGTGCATAGGCAAATTCATCCGTGCTTTTGCCTGCAGCCTTCCATATTTGGAACCACTCAGCATCGTGGCTGAGCAGCTCCGGTGGCATATCCTCTGCCAGTTGTTGAATCGCAGCACGTTGGTGCGGCTGCCCTGAGAAGCGGTCGAAAAACTGATTGAGTTGCAGCATCGAAGCGGCCAACCAATCAAGCATCTGCTACGGGTTTGCCACTAGGAAACAAGTTAGCTTCGATGAAATCAACCATTCGATCGTCAACGGTGTTATCGGTCTTGGTGGCCAGCTTGCGCAGCATGTCGATGACAAGCTCTTTAACAGCGTTCGACTGCAGGAACTTGAAGAGGATGGGGCGAACCAGAAGCAGCATGACCATATAAAAGCTGGGCGAAGTCTAGGAATGTTTCTGTGATCCTTCCAGTCTTGCTACCGCTGCTTCAAGATCTCTCAACCTTGCGAACACCTCTGCATCGCGCAATTTGATGTCTTTGTGCAGTACGTCTAGCCGGTGCACCATGTTGTCTACCGACGTTGTAAGCCGCACTACTGCATCGCGGTTTTCGTTGAATCGTTTGCCGTAGCTGGTCAGGCTCATGGCCGCTACCGTTACCGAAGCCCCAGCTAGCGCACCAACTACCTCAACCACAATCACAAAGCACTCTCTACATCATGGCGACAGAGGAAAAGCAAGAACAGGAACACAACTCGCGCCTTGGCGATGTCGTCAAAATCGTTCTGCTGGGCTGGGCGATGGCCATTCTTACTGCTAACTACCTTGGCGTTTTTAAGCAATCGCTAGACCCCACTTATCCAGCGTCGATCCTTAGCGGTACTGCAGCCAGCTTTGGCCTGTCAGTCGGTAGCAACCGCAAGAAAAAAGAAGAGCCTAAAGTTCAAGGCAAAGCCACTCCCGAAAAATGAAAAAGTTTCTCGCTTTTGCTGTGGTTTTGGCATCAGCCCCTGCGCAAGCTGACATAAGCCATAAAATCCAATCCAGCGTCCAATTAACAGTCGATGGAGCCGCAAGCGCCGCAACCCGAGTGCCCACGGTCTACTCAGTCACAGGTTCGGGAGCTTCCACTACTGATGGAACAACTACTGGCGCTCTTGGCGGTTTTGGCGCTGTTACTAACGGTGTCCCTGCTGTCACCACCATCAGCGCAACTCAAGCCACCAGCGGCTCTGCTTTCTCCTTCTCGTCCAGCTACATAGAAGGCGACAGCACAAGCGCAACGGGTAGCACTGTTACCAGCGGTGTGGTTGGCAGCCTGCCGCTCTTTGGTGACACCACAACCACCTCAGGCGGTGTTGCAGGATCCTTGGCCGGCACCATTGATAGCCAACACGCTGTGACCATTACCGCTGGCGGTGCAGGTACTACCGCAACCGGCCAAATGGTCACTGAGCTAACGATTCGATGAGACGTTGGCCATTGCTGTTGCTGCTGCTGGCTAATCCGGTGGCAGCTGTGCCGGTGGTTCCTAACTTCCGGTCAGGCACAACCTCTAGTCACACAGAATCAACCACTCAGGTCACTGAGGTTATCCGCAGCGTTGATTTCGCTACGGGCTACACCTACAGCGCGTCGGGTTCTGGTATAAAGCACAGTGGCACAAGTATTGCCCCAGGTGCAGAGGCCACACAGTCACAAACTGTCAGCGGTGTTAATAGCACTTGGACTGGCCTGCAATTAGAAGACAAACCCGAATGGTCACTAATCACCCCCGGCGCCAGTTTTCAATTCGTGGAAAGTTATTCCGGCCCAGGCATTCAGACGGTCACGGACATAACCCGAACCACCGTCGTAGAAAGCACCACCGACACTACCTCTATCTTTGCGCAATAGCCCTGTGGCCTAATCAGGCATTAGCGCAGGCCAATGCAACAGCAGCGCCAGTGGCCTCTAGTTCTGGGTCGGTGTCTAACCTCGCCGTGCAGCAGCTAACAGGTGCTTGGCCTACAGCACGTTTTAGCCAGGGCATTCAATGCCAAGGGCCAACACTAAACTTTTCGCCGTTTGTTACTGCCGGCAAGTCTTATGCCCTGCCGTTTGAAAGCACGATAAGAACCCCGTATTACGATCCCACCGACGATGACGAAAACGGCGTACCGGACAACCCAGGAAACATCCTCTACACACAAGAGATCCCGAGCCGTCAGAAAAATAACCACAACTGGAATTGGGGCTTTGGCATCACGCTATCAATGCCCTTAGATGGTGGCATTCAAGAACGCTGTAAGGCAGCGGCGGATACTGAAACCGCATTGCAGCGTCAGCTATTGGCCAACAAACGTTTGGACTTTGAGCTAAGCCGGTTGCGCCATTGCGGTGAGTTGGCACAAAAAGGAATTACGTTTAAGCCATCATCCCAATTTGCGATCATCTGCTCTGATGTGGCTTTAGTGCCGAAGCCTGGCCAGGTATTACCTCACCGGCATAGCATCACGGTTTCAAAGCCCGACGCAAAGCAAGTATTGCGCGGTTCCGGTCCCGCTGAGCCAGTCGCCGCTCCCATACCGATTCGACAGCAACCGTTTGCCCCCTAGCGGTCTCCAGCTTTTTCATCACCTTTTTTACGGTTGGTTTGATCGTTTTCAGGATCAGTTCAGCCAAAGGTTTTGCCACCAGCGCAGAAGTAGTGGCAACCACTGCAATAGTGGTGGTGGTGACAACGCTTCCCACATCTGGGAGCCCGTCGAGTGCCTGTTTGATAAATGGCGCCTCTGGCTGTGGCTGTGCTGTTGTCTGAGCTGGCGCCTCATCTGCTCTAGGTAATCTCGGGACTGTCGGTAATTGAGGGGTTGAGGGTTGTGAGTCCTCATCCTCATTTGTATTTGCCGGTGCCTTTGGTTCTGTAAATCTGAGTTCATTGGCGGTAAAGTCCATCGGCTCAAACGATGGAATCTGGCCCTCTGGGCAGGCGTAGCCAGTACGGGCAGGATCATCCCGCAGCAGGCTTGGATTCAGCTTTGCATCAGGGTGCACCGCCACACACCCTGGCATGTCAATGATTGGAAAGCCCAGCTCTAGCGTGACGCTTGAGGCCTGCGGGATGTTGTTGAGCGGCGGTATCTGCCGAACCTGAGGGATCCTGATAGACGGGATCTCAGGCATCAGAACGGCATAGCTGGGCCGGTAGCTTCAGGCAGCTTGGGCATCACATCTTTGATCTTGCCTTCTAGTTCGGCTTCGATGTGCTCAGTCACCTTGCCGCCGATGCGCTCCATGCTTTCATCCATGAAGTTATCGAACTGCAGATAAGAGATCACCAGCGCTGCGGTCATAGAACCGCTGAGCAGGAAGCCGACAACGGCCATGGTGTCAATGATCTTGCGCATTGAGAATTGCCTTTTCGTTGGCGTATGGCGGGACTGTAAGGAACTGGAAGGCATCCTGCACATAAGGCAGTAACCAATCAGGCGGCCAACAGTATTGCCAGTTATCAGGGTTGGTAAAACAGGGCCAGACAACCACCCGCCAGAAGGCTGATAGGTAGTTGCTGGCCACAATTGCCTGATCAGAGGCCCGCCGAAGCGGGCCATGCTGTCGCTCAGAACTTGTACTTAGAACCGAGCTTGAGGCCGTAGCTGTTGCTTTTGTCGCCAGTGGCCATGCTCACCTCGGTGTAAAGGTTGAGCTTGCCGTCTTTGGTGACAGGAGCGCTCAGGCCAGTTTTGGCAGAGAAGTTGTAATCAGTTTCCCCGCCTTCAGGAAACACAACCTGGGGACCGCCTTGGATGTACCAAGGGCCAGCCTCATAGCCGACGTGAGCATCAATGACGCCACCGCCAGAGGTTTGATTACCAGCAAAGCCAAGGTTGTATTCAGGGTTCACATAGAACCCATCAGCCATAGCGGCAGGTGCAGCAATTGCCATCAGAGCAATAGCAGCAGAAGCAGCCTTAATCATGAATGTTGGATAACAACAACCACGCAATTTTACCTATGAATTGTCGTTATCCGGTTTGAAAACTGGATGCTCTAATGGATCCTTGCCAGTGCGTTCGATAGCAACAGCGCGGCGGTAATACCAGCAATCTGTTTTACCCGCAGCTTCCAGCGCTTGTTTTACCTTGCGCCAGTTGTTGCGGGTATGTCTATCCACTAGCCTCGGCCTTGCCCCCGGTACTTCTTTTTATTTTTGCGCGGGAGCGAGTGTTGTCCCGCACCTTGATGGCTTTTCTTCGGTTTTCCGGGCTTATGTTCAATGCGACCTAATGCGGTCTTTGATTTAGCAGCCATTAGCCACCCATGTTGAGCAGAAGTTGAGCGCTAATCCTAGTGCTGCTTTCGACGTAATACACCAGCACGTCAACCTTTCCGCTAGTGCTGGTTGCAGTCGGTGCAGTGCCGCCAGCAAACTTCCAATAAGAGCCAAAGGCGACGGTATAAGAACCGCTGTAGCTAATAGCAATTGCGCCGCTCTGGCCTGCGGTCAGGTTGGACGGGTTGGCAATGGTTGTATTGGTGCCAAGCGAAACAGAGAAGTTGTTAGCCGTAGCAAAATTTGGCGTGATTGTGGCTGCAGAAGTAAGGCTGGAAACTGTGCCGCGCTGCGCCGCCGTAAAGGTTTGAGCCTTGGCAATTGCAGCCAATGGAAAACCGCCAGCTGTGCTGCCGTCATGGACGACGGCTACATCTTTGTCAGTGTCAACCGTGACCTCGCCAGCTGCGCCAGTAAAACTTGAATGCTGGCTAGTCGTGCCGCGTCGGAGTTGAATCTGCGTAGCCATTAGGCGATGCTCCCGTAATCGGTTGAGCTGTCAACCGTTCCGGTGATCAGGCCATAATCCTGACTACCGGGATTGATTAGCACCATTGTGCCAGCAGTGTTTTTAATGTAAAACTTGCCGTTGGTTGAATCCCAAGCGGGTTCGCCAACTGCAAAACTGCCGGCAGAAGGGGCAGAGCTGCCCCTCTTGAACTGCAGTTGAACTGCCATTAGTAGGTGCCCCCATCAATGGTTACGCCATCAATGGTGCCGCCAGTGATGCTGACGTTATTAGCTGCTTGGGTTGCAATAGAACCAAGGCCAAGGCTCGTGCGAGCCGTTGCGCCAGATTCAGCGACAAAGGTCGAGCCGTTGCCAACAATAAAATTGCCGTCGGTTACTGCAAGGCCAGCAATAGCCGACAGCTTGGCGTTAAAGGCTTGAACGTCGCTTCCGATTGCAAGGCCAAGGTTGGTGCGTGCACCTGACGAGCTGTTAGAGCCTGTGCCGCCATCTGCGACTGCAAGAATCCCGGTGATGTTGGATGCACCAAGATCAACACCAACTTCAGTGGACTCAATAACAAGACCACCATTTGCCTTGAGATCAAGCGCAAAAGTGGTGCCACTCAGGTCAAGACCATTACCAGCCGTGTAGGTGGTGTTGGTGTCAGTTGCGGCAATCGTGATGCTGCCGCCGCCGTTGGTAATGCTGATGTTTGAACCAGCGGTCAGCGTCGCTTTAGTCAGCGTGTTGCCGGTGCTATTACCGATCAGCAGCTGGCCGTTGGTATAGCTGGTCTGGCCGGTGCCACCTTTGTTGACTGCAATGGTGCTGGCGGACCATGTACCAGAGGTCAGAGTGCCGACGCTGGTCAGGCTGGAAGCAGTAACACCAGAGCCAAGAGTGCTGGCACTCAGGACGCTAGTGCCATTGATCTTGAACTCTTTGCCAGAAGCAATGTTGACGTGCTCGGAAAAATCCCAGCTGTCAGTGGCATTAGTCCACGCAATCGTGTGATCGGTGGTTCCCTTCAGGGTGATGCCGCCACCGTCGGCTGAGGCATCGCTGGGGCTGGCAGTAGCGCCCAGTTCGATGTTTTTATCATCCACCGAAACGGTGGTGCTGTTCACCGTCGTGGTGGTGCCATTAACGGTGAGGTTGCCGCTAATGGTCAGGTTGCTGCTAACCGTGCCACCGCTGATAGGCAGGTACTCGCTGCTCAGATCAGGGATGTCACCGGCAACCAGAGCACGGAAGCTAGGCGTTCCGTTGCTGCCATTAGGAGCAGCAAAAACGCGGTTTGCGGTTTGGCTTGCAAGGCTGCCAGTCAGCGTGCCGCTGGTGGTGACAGGGCTGCCGCTAACACTGAAAATATTGGGCAGGCTTAGCGCAACACTGGTGACCGTGCCAGTGCCAAAGCTTGCTAGCTCATCTTGAACGTAGGCAGTGGTGGCAACCTTTGTGCTGTCGTCACCAGCAGAAGGGGTGGTCGCTGTAGCGCTGCCGCCGAGCGCAACCGTGCCAGAAAATGTTTTGTTGCCGCTAATCGTTTGGGTAGTGTCAAGCGTCGTAAAGGCGCCCTCACCACCAATTGCGATGATTGAGCTGGCTGTGCCGTCGCCGTTGTCGCCGTAGCCGTAGTAAAGCTTTTTATCCCCTGTATTCTCGTTAAACGCCAACTCCGAAGGAGCCAGCGACGAGGGAGCGCCAGCCGCACCCGTAGACGCCCTCTTCTTAATGCGGATGGTGTTGGCCATGGCTTAAAAGTTGCCTCCAAAAGTCAGCGTAGAGGTGGTCCAGGTGGCGTCAGCCTTAAACTCGCTGCCGTCGTAATAGACGACGCTTCCGTTCACTTTAGCCGTGCTATCTACTTCTAATCCACTTGGGCCAACTGGGCCTTGCGGGCCGGCTGTAATAGCACTGACTACCGAAACACTTTGAGAGCTGACAACCGCTGTTTGCCCGCCTTCTGTTACATCAACGGTTGTTGTGGTTTTGGTTACGTTTACAGAAGTCATCGCGTGTAACCCTGCGCGACGTAAATTGTTCCCTCTAGGTAATACTCTTTCAATCCATCAGGATTTGTTAGCAGCACGTCATACCGCAGCTCATCAGGGAAATCAACCGTATCCTCATCGGAGAGGGATAAGGTAACTTTGCCTGCAGCGCGATCGGTGTAAGCGACCGAAAAATCAGCGTACTTTGTCGTTCTGGCCTCGTTCCAAGCTTGAGAGGTAACAGTCCAACCATCCAAATCAATCGGATCATCTGCGCTGTCTTTGAAGACAAGCACGATCGAATGATCGGCACTGCGTTGAACCGTAAAGTTATAAATGCCAGGTTGAATGGCCATAACTCACCTCCCAAGCCCAGTTTAGGCAGTCTGATTAAGCCTCAGGCCAAGGCGTGATGAACGGTTCAGTGTTGGCAACCATTGAATCAGTTGCCTCGTCGTACACCTGCGCCGGATTGGTCAGCAGTGCTGCCAGCTCTTCGGTGGTGGTGCAGGCGTTGATTTCAGCCTCGCGGGTGCCGCTGGTGGTGCGGACTGCCTCGCGGTAAGCCAACACATCAGCCGGAATGGCGGTGTCGTTTTCAGCCTTGCGGGTGACGTACCAGTCGGTATTAGCGAGCAGGCTGCCAGCGATCTGCTTTTGCTTAGCAACCCACTCAGTCTTCAGACCTTTGTTAATGATCTGAACGCCATCAGCATCCAGCACGGGGTTGTCGTCTTCATCAACAGCGGGCTCATCTTCGAGCCGCTTGGGGTTGCCTTCGCTCCAGTAAAAACGGTTATCAACCGGAGCAGGGTCTGCTTCCCAAGTGATGCCGATTGCAGCCTTTTCATCCTCGCTGGCAAGGCGCAGCCAGTTAGACGGGTACTGCGTACCGTCTGCGTCAGTGAAGGGGCGACCAACCGCAAGAGGCTGACCGTTCAGTAGAAATCCCATGGCTAAATAGTAGCGGTGGTGTGTGCCCGTTTCATAGGTCAGCGGGCGGTAGCGGGCGAAACACCGTCCCCGCCAAATGGGTTTTCACTAAAGGCGGCAAATATGTAGTTCTTGCCTGAAACATTTTCGACGCCATTTGTGTGTCTTGGCTTGAATCCGTTTGAGTAAATATCAAAATCAAGGTTCGTGAACTCTTGGGAGTTGCTATTTGGTAGCAAGTAGCCGGTTGCAATGTTGTAAGGATTGCGGGCAGTGTCCCGAACCATCCAAGAGGTTGTTGCTTGATCGGTGACTTTGATCATGATCCACCGTGGCTTAAACCCGCAATACACAAACGGACCATCGGTGGAACCATTTCCGGTGTAGCTGCCGAACTTGCTGTAGCCTTCGATTTCGGCAAAGAAATAAGCTACCTGAGTCTGGCTCCCGGCATTGATTGCTGAATTATTGCCCAGCGTCATAACAGTCGAAGTAGGAGCGGTGTTATTAAAAAACGCGGTGTCAGTTTCAGCGGCGAGGGTCAGGCTTAAATAAATACCTTTAGTTGCCCCCAGCGATTGATGATATACAAGCCAATGTTTGACAGCGTTTCTTGCCTTGAAAATTGCAAAAGCTGGCGCAACACCTAAACCATGAGCTATGGTTGCGCCTGAGGTTCCGTTGCCTGTGTAGGTTGCAATAGAAAATCCAGCAGAGGGGTTGGCGCTTACCGTGCTGTTGATGCTGCCAGTGGTAAGGACTTCGGTGCCGTTTGCTGCGAGCCAGTTCCAAGCGACGTAGGTTCTCCCCGTAGCATTGACCGCGTAGCCACCACTGGTTTCGTCGTAGACGGTAAAACCATCGGAATCAAAGGATGTCAGACCCTTGCCTGTATAGCTCTGCTCTGCGCTGGCTGCATCTGAAAGCAAAAACGCCGGGGCTCCGCGCACGGCATCGGTCCAGTTGTGAAATTCGACGTTTGATCTGCCTTTGACCCAGGTCAAGTCGGGCTGAAATCCGACACCAGTAAGCGACTGACTTCCACCAGTTCCGGTGTAAGTTTTAATATTGAAATACTGCGACCCATCCGCAATGTCCGGCGCGGGCAGGTTGCTGGCATTGAGGGCAGAAAAACCGGTCGGTGGGGTATGGGCAAAGGCTTTTTGTCCGTAATTCATCGTGGCATTACACGATCCAGAGCTAGACCCTTGGTGAAACCCTAGTGAAGCGTTTTCCAGCGGAACTGAAACATCCGAAATGTCGTATGGACCATAATTCTGTCCAGATGGTCCGACAAACCTCACTTCTTGATTGTCCAAGTCAAGAGCTATCCCAACTGTGTTGCCAGTGGTAAAACTTGCCCCGGTATCTACTAAGGTGTAGGTCCCAGATTGCTCAATGTAAATGCCACCAGCTCGATAGTACGAAACTCGTTGCCTGTAATCACCATCGCTAGGAGAAAAGAAGCTGGCATTGATACTAAATTCCCCGAGAGTATTGATGGTCGCTTCAGCGTAATACTTGCCAGACGAAAAACGAATGGTGGATAGCGGCATCCCAGCATTTCGATTGCCGCTGCTATTTGCAGTGGCACGCAAGTTTCCGTCAGTAAAAGACGACGCCCCAGGGACAAGGGGGTTTAGTGTCGAAAAATTATTAGTCGGCGTGTCGCTCACTACTTCTGTATTGCTGCCGGTATCCGTCAACGTGAGGTGGTTGCCGTTCCCGCTGTGATCATGACCAACGCCATTCGCGGCAGAAGAGTCATAGGTCAAATAGAAGCCGTTGTTGCCATAGCTGAGACCAGTAACTTCGATTGGTCTCCACACGCCGTTATCGTCGAACTCACCAAAATCAGTCGGTTCGTATGCAGTGCCGTCAATGAAATGAGTCTCTGCTATATAGTGCTCTCCTTGAGAGCTAAATTGACCGCTTGAGTTGTATGCAGCGCACAGGTTGACTTGGGTAGCGCTACCAAACAACCAAGTAGAGTTTTGAGCTGGATAGAAACCTGTTGTCCAGTCAGTTATCTGAACTCCATTGACCCAACACTTGAATCTGTTGGTATTTGTTGATTGCGTAGTATCAACTTGATAAACATAGTGATACCAAGCGGTGTCATCCCTATGAAGCGCAACACTTTGGTTGTAACCGCTCAATCCAAGGCTGGTTGAAATGCCGGCTCTTTGAGAACCCGCAAACTGGATTGATCCAGATTGGTTTGACGCCGTGCCCCAAAAAATAAGCGTATTGCCATTGCTGTTGCTTTTCTTTTGCCACGCTGAAAACGTGCAAATTTTGTTGCTGGTAGCGGTGCCCTGAGTACGCCGAAGGCTTAGAGCGGTGCTATACCCCAGCCCGTTCCAAAAAAGACTTTGCTCAAGCTGATACGCCTGCGCTCCACCACCGAGCATCAACAGGTTGGCGCTTCCGGGGATACCCATTGATCAGCTGAAGTTGGTGAGCAGTGTTGCGTGGATGCTAGTCGTAGTTCGCACCGCATACGCCAGTGCGTCTACCGCTCCACTCCCAGTTGAAATCGTAGGCGGATTGCCACCAGAAAAATCCCAGTAGCTACCAAATGAAAGCGTTCTCGCCGTGCTGTCCTGGGTGATAAAGATTACGCCAGACTGCCCAGCCGTCAGGTTGCTTGGATTCGCCAGCGTGGTGTTTTCGCTCAGCGTGATGCTGAAATTGTTGGCGGCTGCAAAGTCAGGCGTCGCCGTGCCAGAGCTGCTGCTAAAGCTGGTGATCGTGCCGCGCTGTGCCTTGGTAAAGCTCTGAGTGATTGCAAGCCCTGCCAGGGTTGAAGTGGCATTAGGCAGCGTCAGGGTGCGGTCCGCCGTTGGATCGGTGACCGCCAGCGTGGTCTCAAAGTCGTTATCGGTTGCGCCTTCAAATACCAGAGAGGCAGCATTGCCAAGCGTGACAGCGCCGGTAAAGGTGCCGCCAGCCTTCGCCATGTAGGTACTGCTAGCGCTGCTGGTGGTCAGCAAGCCAAGGTTGGCCGACCCAAGAGCGCCAACGGTTATCCAAGAGCTATCGCTGGAATCCCTCAGCTTGAGGGTTGCGGTATTGGTATCAGCCCACCACATGTAGGGGTAGGTGCTGGCAGGTTCTGTGCTGCTGCTGTTATTGCTGACAATTGCGGCTAGAGCATTATTCAAATCGGAACGGAAACTGGCCCCGTCCTGATTGGCTAGCGAATAGTCGTGGACAGCCACTGTCGCCTTCTCAGTCTTTGGCTCACTTTAGCCCTTTCCAAAGCCAACGGCTGAGTAACTGAAGTTTCGGCTAATCCCGGTGTCTGACGAATTGAAAAACGCAACGTCAAAGCCTGTGGCTGAAACATTAGACAGAGTGAAATAATCACCGCTTTGCATGTTCTGAGCCGTAATGCCGACCGCTGGCAACTTGCTATTGCTGCCAAGCAGGCTGGCTGTCCCGACAAAAAACGAATTGGCGAACGTCACCGACTTGGTGCCAGTACCGCTAGAAATCACAGATTCACTCTGTTCAGTACGGCGCTCAAACTCGGCAACATAACCAAGCTCATCAACCAAAATATTTTGTGCTGTATCGGTGCTGGTTAGTTCAGCTTTGAACTGGAAAGCTCGGGCCTTAAAACTGCCATTTGCAAAATCAGCCCAATCACCCCAAGTTGGCGAACCGCTTGGGTCGTCGTCAGTTTTTCTGACAAACAATTTTGCATTTACCTTGTCGGCCACGTCGCCATCAAATTTGGCCCAGCTGTCAATATTGTCTGTCTTGTCATCAATCAAGTCATCAGGGTAAAAACCGCGAGTGACAAACCGGCGCTTTAGGTCAAGAGCAAACACGCCCTTAAGATCAAGCGTGTTGACAAACGTATATTCACCAGAGCTGAGAGTATCGCCCAGCGAATCAAGTTTGCCCCAATCGTCAATATCGTCTGTTTTGTCGTCAATCAGCGCATCGCTGGCCAAAGTCAAAGCATCATATTCATCGCTGTAAAAACAGCTAGTTTTCTGCCCTTGAAATGGCGGAGCGTCTTGATCTTCTCTGCGGGATTGCAAAAGCAACTTGCCGCGTGTGTCTGGGAGGTCAATGATGACACTTGTTTCATTAGCGCTAAGGCGGCCCCCATCGTCTGCAAACTTGACCAGCACCTCACCTTCTACCAACGGAATTTTGGCGCTAGTTGAAGAGCCTGCAACAGCTTCAATCAGGTCAACTGAATTGCTCCATGTGGCAGTTCCATCAATCAAGCTGTTGTGCTTAATGTAAACCTTGCCGCCGTTTCTAACGTCAAGATCAGTCGCCTCATCCCATTTAAGTGTTCCCTCTTTGTCGCTAGTGGCTTCAAAGCGCAGATTCTGCACATCAGCAGGAACTGCAGTTTTACCAATGGCAGTAAAGCTCAAGCTGGCAAAATCACTGGACTGCCGGCCCAATGAATTGATGCTGTAAACCTCAATTGTGTAAGTCGCTGCTCTGGTGTCTAAGATTTCATAATCAGGCTTGGTGACAGTCGCCGTTTCCCAGTTATCGTCGCCGGCCCTATAGCGCACCTTGTATTGCGGAATGCCTTTAACAGCCGACCAGCTAACAACAATTTTGACTTTGGCTTTATCGTTCTGTGCGTAAAACTTTTCCTCTGCCTCTGGGCTGGACGGTGGACTGGGTATTGCGTTTAGATTGCTGATCGTGCGGGATTGCAATGCATAACCGCGTTCAACATGGTCATACTTGCCGACGTTGTATTTAAGGCCAGTGATTTCATAAACGTGGCCATCGGTTTCCCGAACGCTTAAAACTCGATACTGCTGAGTTTGCAGTGAGTCAGTTTGAATAATCCAAATGCTGTTTGCATTGGGCTGTGTAGTCCAATCCTCATCAACGGTGATCAGCGTGCCGGTGCGGCTGATGATGTTTTTGGTTTCAACCGTGCCATCAGGCAGGATCACGCTTAGCGTCGCATCGTCATCCGGTAAACCGGTGGCATCATCAACGTTAATTGTGTTGTCGCCAGCAGCAGCAATGCGGCCACCAAAGCGAACGCCAGCCCTAACCGGATCCTGAACGTCTACAACCGCACCTGGGCGGATAAGTGAACCTGCATCAATAGAGGTGGCAAAGGTAATTACCTCATGCTCTTGCTGTTCGGTGTAAAGAATCCACTGGCCCAAACGGTTCGCTTGACCGCGTGAGGTGCAGGCAAACGCTTTGATTTGAGTGGTGACAACGCCGTATTTTTCAATGGCGTCACGATCCTCTACAACCTCGTAATTGATTTCGCGGGTTTCAAGGTCTAGGTAACCAACAATGGCGACAGTGTGCCGAGTTTTAAGATCAGAGCCGGCATAGCTAAAGCCATCCTCAGTGACATTGGCCCGTGTAAATAAATAGCTGGGATCAGTTGGCTTATCCTGCGTGATGGTCAGGGTGCCGGTTGACCAGTACGGCTGACAGCGCATAACGCTGCACAGGTCATTAATTAGCTTATATGCCTCGTATTGATTTTGAATAAGAGCATTACAGCTAAACCGGGCTTCTTTACCGCCAAAGCCATCATCGACAAGTCCATTGCAATACTGGCTGGCAGAATAGAACGCAAATTTATCTAATTGAGCGGCTTCAATATGATCCCCAAAACCATACCTCTTGCTGGTCAAAAGGTCGAATAGCACCCAGGCCGGATCGCTACACCATTGCGCTGCACCAAAGGTTCCGGTCCAAGTACCGCTATAAGTAACCCTGCCAGTATCTTGATCAACCGTGGCATTGTTAGGCAGCTGAACCTTAATCCCTCGTATGCGATATGAACGCGCAGGGATTGAGTTGAACTGTTCAGCCTGAAAGCGCAATGCAACCAATGCGCTGTTTGGATAACGGAGCTTTTGATAAATAAGCTCGGTGTAAGCCGTGAAGAATGTTGGGCTAACGTTGGTGTCTGAAGAATCAGCCGACTCTCGAACGACGCGAATATCAACAGGGAAAGCGCCGTCTAAATCAATGATGTAATCGCGCTCATATCTGTCAGCTGTTCTGCCGCTAATCGTGTCGCGCTTGGCTTCGGTAAAACCGCCGCCGTTGTACTGAACATCAAACCGAATGGTGACGGATGTGCCCAGGATGTCACCTTCATTGGTGCCACGCTCAAGCCGGCTAACGGCCATGCTGATTCGCACGGCGTCAACGTTGGTATCAGTAATCTGCCGGGTTATTGGCGTTGCTTGTTTAACTTCAATGTTTACAGATTGAATGTCTTCAGTCGCGCCAAATCTTGAAATATAGCTTTGCGCGTTGGTCCCGTACCTGGCCTCTACTGTTACCCCTTTGAAGTTGTAGTCTGAATCTGATAGGTCGGTTACATCAGCGCCGGATCTGAGGATTGGCGTATCAGTTAAATAAACGTCTTTTAGCAGGGCTTTGTTGTAGTTATCGGTGCCCCTGGTGTAATCCCTTGCAGAAGGGAAACCCTCAATTTCGCCCTCTGAAATAAGGTCCAGAATATTGCCATAGGCCGTAGAGGCCAAGTTGTCAGCCGTTCGCGTTGGCGTGCGAACTGCAGGCGCAGCAGATTGCTGAACTTGTACCGTTTGCTGGACGACTGTTTGGCCACCGCCACCGCCGCCACCAGCGCCAATGATCTGGTTTTTATCTTTGTCTGCCATGATCAGATGTTATCCACGTCGATGCCGGCAGAAATAACCACCGAGCCGACTATTGTTTCACCAAAGATCAGGGGAACGCTGACGCCAGCCCTTGAAACGTTTTGAATACCGCTAAAGCTATAGGACGCTTGCGGATCCATCTCCGTATTTTCAGTGGTCTTATTAGCTGTCGTCGGGTTGAATGACACTGGCCCAAACTGCCCCATCTGCGGCGTAGGACTTAGCAGCTGTGCAACACCGCCAAGCACCAAGCTGGCGCCAACGGCACCAACAGCAAACATAGAGCTAAGGCCAAAAGCCGCAGCAGGCACAAACACGGCAACCGCAATCAATGCAACGCCGGCAATGATTTTGCCTACAGCGCCGGCACCGCCAATCACCGGAACAATTTGAATACAGCCTGATGCAGGAAAGTTGATCTCCTCAACGTCACGCTCAGAATTATCAACTATGACCTTGTAATGCTGTTCGGTCATGTGCCTTTCCAGCTTTGGAAAGTTGGCCAGCAGCATCCTTATGGCTTCACCAGCGCTAGAAACTTCAGCTAAAAAGCGCCGTTTGCCTACAAACTTTGCAAGTGCGCCATAGAGCTTAATTTCCCGCATCGTATCGCAGCACCTTGCCAGTGCATTTTAGGAGCCATTCCCCTAAAAGGTCTCTAGAGCTAAGCCGGCCTCTGAGGTGATGCAACACCAGCTGATCACCGATATAAACGCCAACATGGTTCAACTTGTTTGACTCAATAGCCATTAGCAAGGCGTCGCCCTCTTGCATCTCTTCTAACTTCACCTCTCTAAAACCGATCTCCTCCCAGCAGTCATCAAACATCGGCTGGCTGTTGAACTCTTCAGGCGTCGTTGGCCGGTCCCAATCACGCAGTTCAATCCCCTGCTCGGCGTACCAGTCCCGAACCAACGTCCAGCAGTCGGTTACACCCCAAACCCATTCACGGCCAATTAACGGCGCTCTGTAGCCCTCTGGCTTGCATTCACCCCATTGCTCAGTCTTAGGGTTGACGATGTACCAAGGCAGCCCAGACTTTTCGCAGGCCACTCGGTCTGCTTGGCTTGGTTGTGGCGGCGTTACCGGATGGCTATGGATGATTGCTACGACTTCACCTTGATCTTCAGCGGCGGCGTAATCGACTGGATCGAGGATAAAGAGATCACTACCCTCGGCCAGATTTTTACATGGCCAATACCGCTCACGACCTTTGATGATGACCAGCAAACCGCATGATTCACGCGGGTCTTCTGCCTTCGCGTGCTCAAGTGCTTTTGCCTTGGCCGTTTTCTTCATCCGTTAAACGCGCCGATGCCAGGGAACCCGCCAAAGGGTAATTCATTTTCTTCCCCAAAACGAACTTGGCAGCTGCTTAGCTTTTTGCCGCATTTGTCATCGGCGCTATCGGTAACGGCCTTGTCGTTTTCGTCGTAATAATCAGTGCCGCTATAGCCACACTCCGAACCCTTGTAAATCCACGGGCAGAGGTTGGCGTGGCATTGACGTTTCGGAGCCCTGATCCCGGCCAAGTCAAATACAGCTGACGCCTCAAATTCGACTAGATCACGGGTCTCGGCAACCTTGCGGCTGATGTAATAAATTTCAGATGGCATGACACTTGAGGTGTCAGCCGTGCCATAAGGATTGCTTGCCTCGTCAGGGAAATTAGCGTCGTCGATGTAGCGCACCAAAGTGCGGATGCGCGTCAGCTTGGCGCCGGTTAAATCGTTGCCCGCATTGGAAGCATTGACGCTAAGCAGGATTGCGGTAATGGTGCCAAACATGTTGGACACGCGCACCGTTGGCCTGGGCAGCGTGCCACTGTCAGCTTTGTATTCAAACCCCTCAACCTGAATAGGAAACCGGCTATAGGTGTTCCCATCCCAAATGATGTCGCCGTTGCTGTTGAATTGATTGGTGCCGGCATGAAAACGGTAGGTGAAGTCAGCGCCATGCAGTGCCGCAAACAGCTCAAGCTCAAACAGCTCAATAATGCTGCTTGGGTTGACCTTCTGCAGTTCTGAATGCGGGTTAGCCATTAGGGCTCAAACACCTCACGGAAGGTGGCCGTAATGGTGGCACGATTAACAAATGGGATGCGCTTGGTCCACTGCTCACAAACCCACTTGTAAGACGTGGTTTCATCTGGCGGCGTCCAATCAAACGCTGCCGCATCTTCTGCCCTGGCATCTAAAAACGTTTCGATCGTGTCAGCGTCAGTTTCTGACACCTCCCAAGTCAAAGACCATTCCTTAGGGTTCATGTGACCGGGGATGCCATACAGCAAACGCTGTTCGTAGCCATCGCCAAACTGAATTTTTTTAACCTTCGGCTGGCTGCTCTTTTGTGCGCCGTAGGTAGGCGTAATTGAAGGGAAAGTAGCCATTATGCGAGCAATCCTCCGGGTCGTTTCTGGCGCACCAGTTCCTGCCGAACTGCCATGCCAATTGCTTCGCCCAGCTTATTCGCATTGGGCTCATTGCCCTCGGCTTGAGTGCCTTTGGCGTCTACGTTGACCACCACCATTGCACCGCCGCCACCACCGCCACCGCGAGGAACAAACAGCTCAGGGCCTTTCTCTCCAACCATGTAGTTGGAGCCCGGCGAAACGGGACCACCGTTTGCACGCGGAGTGGCATGGCCAAACCGTGCGCCAAACTGTTCCATTACGGCCTGCCGGTTGCCACCAAAATTCCCAACGCCAAACATTGCCGCCATAAAGAGCGGATGGAATGGCATAAACTTGCCGCCCAAATCAACCATCCTGGGCAGCTTGTGGTTAGGAGTAATTTTGCCCCCAATGCCCGGCCTGAAATACTCTGGCCCGTTCTCGCCAACGATGTAGCCACGTCCGCCGCTAACCCGACCACCGCGAGCTTTGAAGCCGCCAAAGGTGGCGCCAGAAATTGAACCGCCAATGCCAGCGCCAACACCACCACCGCCGTAGCTAGCACCGCCCAAGGAACCGCCAATGCCAAGGCCAGAAACCTTGCCGCCTAATGCGCCAGCACCGCTCAAACCTGGGGCTGTCATGTTGCTAGCGCCAAAGGCAGCGCCAACACCAGGGAACAGGCTAGAAATAATCTTGAATGCCATCATGCGAATGGCGGCCTTGATAATGTCTGTCGCCATATTTAGGAAGCTCTGCGATATTGACTGGAAGAAATTCGCCAGCGCTTGCTTGGCACTCATCGTGCCATTGATCATGCCAGCAATGGACGTTGAGAATGCATCGGCAATGCCGCCAGAGATATTTTTAATCGCCAGCATCGGGCTTTGAAGCTCTTTGAATTTCTTTTTCAGTTCCTCTAAGTGCTGGGTGCGCTCACCACCCTTTTCAAAGATCCCGCCAAACTCACCACCGAACTGGCCAGGCGTGACAGCAGCACCGGCAAAGGCGTCTGCAATCTCTTGCCGCAGTGCTTTGATCTTTTCTGAATAATCAAACTCAGTCTGCAGTAATGCATTCATGCGTTCACGCGACTTCATCTCGCGTTGCATGATCTGTTCACGCTCTAGCAGTTTTTCGATATAGGCAACCTCTTGAGCATTGCCCTTGACCTTTGCTTCACGCAATAGGTTCTCTAGTTCAAGCTGCTTCTGCGAAATATCCTTTTTCTTGTTCGCCTTGGTTAGATCCTTGGTCGCGTTTTGCTGCCGCTGATATTCAGCTTCATCACGCTCTGCTGCGATGTTCAGCTCATCGCGCAGCTTGAGGATGCGAGCATTGGTGGCGTCAAGCGCTTTTTTGGCTGCTATCTCGGCAAAGCCGCCACCCGTCTTACCGGATTCAGAAAGCGCAAGACTTGCAAGCCTTTGCTGTTGCAGGGCCTGAGTTGCGACCTCTGCAGCCAGCGCAGTTTGCAGCAGCTCAGTGGTTTGGCCTTTTAATGCTTGCTCAAACAGCTGTGTATTTTTCTTAGCTTGCTCTGTCTCGTCGTAATAGGTTTTTACCGCCAGCGCTACCAACGCAAATGGCAATGCAACCAAGGCACCCTTAGCCAAAACACTGGCAGCAGCAAACGCTTTTTGTGCACCGGCTGCAAAGTAGATGGAAGCGCCAAAGAACCGATACAGCGCAATTTGCTGCCTAAGGAACTCAACCATCTGCAACGCCAGCACTGATTTCATCGCCTTTTGCAAAGCGATGTAAGCGGCAGTTGCAACGCCAATTTGCGCGGCCATCTGGCCTGCTTCTTTCGGGATCTTCGAGAACAGATCAAATAGATCTGTCATCACGTTTAGAACCTTGGTTACCGCAGGCTCAACACCCTTGGCTAGCTGCTCTTGGAAGTCACGGAAGCTTTCGCCCAAGCTGTCAACAGCGCCCGCATAACCAGCACTGCCAGCAGCCTTGGCCGCGTCGCCGTACTGCTTCTCAATCTCCTTAAGGATGAAGTCCTGGGCCTCAGCAGCCTTGCCGGCCTCAACCAGCTTTTTAATGACCTCTTTCTGTGCGTCAGTAAATTGCGTGCCAGCCCGTGAAAGCGCCGTGAGGCCCTTGACGGGATCCTGCAACGCCTTGGCCAACTGCAGCAGAGAGCTGTTTACGTCTTGCTTGGTGACCTGCGCAACGTCTGCAGCAGCCTCAGCAACGCGCTGGTAACTGCTAACTGCAATGGTCTGGAAGCTAGTAAGAAGCGCAAAGCCTCGGGTGAAATCTTCCTGATTAAATAACGTCGCCTTGCCCAGCCGATCTGCCACCTTCTGCAGGCGCTCTAATTCGCCAGCAGCAGCACCAACTTTGCGCAGGCCATTCTCTAATGCAGCAGCATCAGCCTGACGCTCGCCAAGAGTTTTCAGGCTGCGGCCAAGCAGGTTGACCGCGCCAGTAATGGCAACAACCGGACCAACAACGGAACGGAATGCAATGCCAAAACGTTGAACGTTGGCAGTAGCGCTGGCCGTTGCCTTGCTAGTTCGGTTTACCTGGGTTTCTAGCTTTCTGGTTTCCTGCTGAGCTTTTCTGAGGCCGGTTACAGCTGCCCGCGTATCTACGTTTAGCCTTACCTGAGCCTCAGCCACGGTGCTACCTCTCGTGGCTCAAGTCTACCGACGGGATGACTTGGCCCGATCTGATTGCTCTTTTTCCATTTCGGCTTTGACCTCATAGTAGGCAGCAAAGTGCATGAACTCCGCATCGGTTAATTCGGTGCGGAGCCTGCTTACAGTCATGCCTAAATCGCAGGCCAGGTGGAACTCAAAGAAGAGCCACCCATCCTGCCTCAGTCGTTTTTTGCTTCCTGCAGGTTGGCGTCATCGCCAAGGCCAAACAGGAACAGCTCAAGTTCGTTCAGCACCGATTCAGGCAGTTGGCGCTTGAGCTTTGGCGCGTCGCCAGGTTCAAACGCCTTGCTGCCATCCTCTAGCTCTGCCATTTGGCACAGCATCTGGGTGCTGATTTCTAGTGCCTCTTCGCTGTTGGCAAGCGTCGTGGCCCGTTGCCGATCGGATCGCGTAATTGGCTTGAAATACAAGTCAAGTACAGGCTGTCCATCAGCACCCTTAACGACGAATTTGCGCCGTTGGTTCAGATCAAAAGAGTTGATCAGGAGATCAACTGCACGGGTTTTGGCAGGCATTAACAATCAAGGCCCATAAGCAGGCCAAGACTATCACCACCTGCCAAAAGAAGCAGCCTCAGATTGCCTCAGTAATAGCACCGTTGACGGTGAAATTACAGGTGATCACTTCCAGCTCGCCAACAGTGGCGCTGTACTCAGCAGAGGTGATGATCCCTGCAAAGCTCAGTTTCTTAGTGCCAGAGGTGTCCAGAAACAGCTCAAAGGTTGCATCGCCGCCATCTTCGGTGGTGAAGATGTCGCTAATGAAATCGTTGGTTTCGTCAGCGCTGGAAGCGGTGTAGAGCACTTCAACGGTGCCTTCACCAGAGATCAGCCCGCCGACATAGGCACGGCTGGTGTCGCCATGGTCGGTGACTTCCAGCAGTTCCTTATTTACGGTCAGGCTCCAGCTGCGGGTCGAAGTGATGGCAGCGTTAGTGCCCCCATCCTTTTCAAAGCTGACGGAGCCTTCCTCGCCACGAAAAAAGGCCATGGTTGAACCAAGGTAGGTTTACGGTAATTTTAGCGATCAGTATTAGAGGCTCTCAAATGCCTCAAACGTCACGCGCATTTGGGTTTGAAAGAAACCCTCAGGGATCGGAGTAGCCACAACCTCAGGCCCGTTCACCGCATCAAAGATGATGCCGGAAACAACTTGGCGGTTAAACAGATCACGCGCACGCTTGGTGATCGTGTAGTTAGCGCCTGGGCCGTCGCCCTTCGGCGTAAAAATGTTGATGGCCATGACACCCCGAACGCTGTTATCACTGCCGGTGGTGCCGCCTTGCGTCAGGTACGAATTAACGCCGAACGACACGAGGCATTGCAGCCAAGTCGAATTAGGCGTTGGCACATAAGGCGTATTGTGAAACGCGACGTGATAAGACGGCGAACCATCAAACTCCGTCTTCATCCGATCTTCAATCGTGTACCGGAGAGTATTTAGGTCGATTGCTGCCATCAGCTCTCTCTAGAGATTTTGCGCCAGTTGGAATCTACATACGCTTGCATATCTTTGGC